AGCCACTGCCGCCAGTTCCCATGGGCGATTATGGCGTGGATGAGCGTGGCAACGCCAATAAGCCAAAGCAGGGTTTCGCCATGCGGGTGCTAGATGGCAACCGGACGGTACGGGAGTTCAGCAGCAATGCTGGCTCAGTTCTGAGTGCCATTGATGCCTTGCATACCGTTTATGAGAATGCCCCAGAACGCGGCCAAGGCATGTTGCCAGTGGTGCAATTTCAGGGGGCAACGGAGGTAAAGGGCAAACATGGCAGCAACTACAGCCCGAATTTCCAGATTGTTAAATGGGTTCCTCGTCCCGCAGAGTTACCGGCAGGCACGCCTGCGGATACTGTTCCGCAAAGTGTGGCTCCGGCTGCCCCCGCGCAAGCGCCTAGCCTGCCTCCGCCAACGCCACAGGCCGCCAAGCCGCTGCCATTTTAAACAGGCTTAAATAGCGAGGGGGCGCAATTAAAGGTTGCGCCCCTTAACTTTATTAAGGGGAAGAAAACAACATGCAGAACTGCATCCCACTTGATGATCCGGCCTACCCGCCGCACAGTGAGTACCCCGTTAAAAAGCCGAGGCCCCAATGAGCGCGCCATACAACGCACCCAGCCTGTCAGCGCCCGCCAAGGAATGGGCGCTTTACTACCTGCGGCGCGGGTGGTCCGTGGTGCCCGTGCGGCGGGGGGAAAAGATACCCGCAGTGCCATGGCACCAGTTCCAGCACAGGCGGGCCACGATTGGCGAGATAGAAGACTGGTTCACCGATCCCACCATGGGGGTTGGCATTGTCACCGGCCCGATCAGTAACCTGATCGTGGCAGACTTCGATGGCGCCCTGGGCGCGGAAACTGAAGCCCAAATCTTACCGCGAATCGGGGTTGGCCCGGTCGCCCTGACCGGGGGCGGTGGGACGCACCGGCTGATGGCGCATCCAGGACGGAAGGTTCCCACCAGAACAGGCGTCCTACCCGGCATGGATATTCGGGGCGATGGGGGTTTCATTGTCGCGCCGCCGTCTATCCATGCGTCTGGCCGCCAGTATAGCTGGGATGTGGACTTCCATATCGATGATTTCGGGCTGCCCACACTGACCGATAGCCTAACCGAGATCATCTGCCGCGATGTTATCCATGGCACCGGCAGCGTGTCGGCGGTTACCCATGCAGCGGGGCCGCTGGGGCTACAGGGCGCCATTACAGACGGTAGAGAGCAATACATGCGGGATACCGTGCTGGCGGTGGTCAGCGGGCTTTCTAAACGGCTTGGCAGGCTGCCAACAGAGGAAGAGGTAGTGGCGGAAGGCTGGCCACAGTACGCCGCCAAGGTGGATTTCCGGCGACCTGGCCGGGGCGAAGCTGAGTTCCGTATGAAGGTGCGCTACACGCTGGATCGGGCAGAGCGGGGGGTCTTGCGGTTGGAGCAACCAAATTCAGTTGCAACAGATAGCGCAACACCAAGCGCCCAAGGTGTTGCGGATGGTGTTGCGCCCGCTGGCGGGCTGCCGCTGGTCTATTTCACCGACATCAACGCCAATCTGGATGCCGCTGATTTCGTGGAGGGGCTGCTCACTGAAGGCGGCATGTCGGTCACCTACGGGGAAAGTAACTGCGGCAAAACCTTCTTCATGACTGACCTGGCGCTGCATGTGGCAAGTGGCATGGAGTGGAACGGCCGGGCCGTGGAGGAAGGGGGCGTAATCTACTGCGCCTTGGAAGGCAGCCACGGCATCAGCAACCGGGTCACCGCTTGGCGGAAACACCACCAGATGGAAGGGGTACTTATCCCCTTCGCCATTATCCCTATCAGCATAAACCTGCTGGACCCGGCAGCGGATACCGAACGGCTAATACAAGCCATCACCAAGGCGCAGGGTGAGATGCAGAAGCCTGTCAGGCTGGTGATCCTGGATACCCTGTCCCGCGCATTGGCTGGTGGCAATGAGAACGCGCCAGACGATATGGGGGCGCTGGTGGCAAACATCGACCGGGTGCGCCAAGTCACGGGCGCGCACGTCAACGGGGTTCACCATTCAGGCAAGGACACCGCCAAAGGAGCGCGGGGCCATAGCCTGCTGCGGGCGGCCACGGATACCGAAATCGAAATCACCAGGGCATCCAAGGACAGCCCGTCCGTCGCCACAGTAAAGAAGCAACGCGACCTGGAAATCGAGGGCGAGTGGATCTTCAAGCTGACCACCATTGAACTAGGGCGCAACAGGCGCAACAAGCCCGTCACCTCCTGCATCATCACGCCAGCCGATCCGGAGGAGGCAAAACCCACCGGGCCGAAGCTCAATATGTGGGAAGTCATGGCTATCCAGGCCCTGAAAGACGCCATCGGAGAGCGGGGTGAGATGGGTTTTGGCAATCTTCCAAGGGTCAAAATGGTGCCTGTGGACACCTGGAAGGCCAAGTGGTGGAGCCGTGCAAGTATCGAACCGGACAACAAGAAGCGCGCAACATGGGCGCGCACCAAGAACAGGATTCTGTTGCTCAAGATCGCTATCCATAAAGATGAGAAAGTCTGGCTTTATCAAGAGGATAGTGAAGAAGGGCGCCAAGCGTGAGCAAGAAGCGCAACACCGCAACAGAAAGCGCAACACGTTTTTGGGTGGTCATGTTGCGCCTTTTGTTTCGCCGGGCTTATGAGCGCAACACCGCAACACGCGCAACACACACCTATAGGTGTGTTGCGTGTTGCGCGTTGCGGTCAGCCCCAAGTTGGGTAGGGTAGTTGGAAAGGGAGGGAGAGTGAGACATGGCGATGAATGGTGATTATCTGGCCCCGATCCCAGACACGGCGGGTAGCTGGGTTTGGCGTCCCAAGGGTGCCAGGCGTGCGCTGGATGACGTGGTTGCGGATATTGAGCGACGGTGGGGATTTGAGCGGTTGCCTAGATTGGTGTCGCCCAAGTTGCGGGAGCGGTTTGTGGCGGCCCAGGATATGCACCGGCAGGCGACCATGGCTGGCGAGGATATGGCGGAAATGGACGCCATGATGATCCGGGCATGGCGGGCCTTGGAAGCGGAGGCTCTTTCACGCGGGCAGACGGAGTTGCCTGGGGCCGTGGTGACTTGGCAGGCGGAAGAGCCGGAACGGGGAACTATCTGCCTGTGCCTGGATGACGAACACGCACAAGCGCTGCTGGCACGGGCGAAGGCGGAAGGGGTTAACGTGGAGACTTGGACGCTGGCGGAGGTTGGGCGCGTCGTGAAGGCGGCCACGCCACTAGCAGAGATTAAGCAGGCTTTCCCCGGGGCGACCGTGCAGGGTAAAAGGAAGCCGTTTCCGGCTGATGAGATACCGATATGAGGCGCAGAGATAGGGCAGGACCAGAAGGCGATACGGGGCCGCCAGAGGGCCTTAAAACGGGTTCTGTGGTGGTTTCCTTTGGGCCTGATGTGGATGACCCTAATAAGACTGTACGGCGGGCTAAGAGGGTGTGGGCGCCGGATACGCTATTGGCCAAGGGGGCAATCACTGCGGCGCACCATGCAGCGGCATGTCGGTATTTGGACCAGTATCAGCGCGGAGTGCTGGGAGCGGGTAGGAATCGGTCTGTGGTGCCGATGCGGGTAATCACGCCAACGGGATATCAAGAAGGCCAGATGCAGGCGACGCAGGCTTACAGGCTGGCGACTGCTGCGGTAGGGACAACACTAACACCAGCGCTTGCATGGTGTGTGCTTTCCCATGGTACAGTGGCGGGGTGGGCTGAGTGTCGGGGATGGAACCCACACAAGGCCGCAGGGTATTTAATCGCCGCCTTAGATCGGCTGGCAGAACATTATGGGATGGTGTGATGGCTAGGGAAGCGCCCGAACTGGTGCTGAACGGTAGGACCGCGAAGGTTGATACCTCAAAGCCGCCAGGCACAATTTGTTTTCCATGTGATGAAAAATACTTTGAGATTTTCTGTCAAAGACTTATCGATGGTGAAAGCCTTAAGGCGATAGTCAAAGACCCGGCAATGCCGTCTTGGTATGCCATTTGGGACTATATGAGCCGCGATCCAGAGGCGCAGGCCCGCTACGCACACGCGCGCGCGGCGCAAGCGCACTGCATCGCCCAAGACGCGATTGACGACGCTGTGAAGGGATCAGGCGACCCGGCGCGGGATCGCTTGGCGTTTGAGGCGCGGCGCTGGTATGTGTCTAAGATCGCACCCAAATGGTTCGGGGATCGCGTGGAACACAAGATTGAAGTGGGCGAAAGCTACATTGAAGCCTTGCGGCTAGCCAATGAGCGCCTACGGATCAGGGAACGCGAAGCCAGGCGGGTTATTGATGTCGATCCGAACACCGGAGACGAGGTCAGAAAAATAGGAAACGAGTCCGTGATGAGTAAAGGCAAGAAACGTGGAAAATCAGACACTTAGCATCGAACTTTCCATAATACACCTTATGCGGT